ACTAAAATGGTTTACTCTGATGGTACTAACGTTGTTGATACAGCTTTCACAGATTTATCTTCAGACATCACTCCACAATTATCAGGTAATTTAGATGCTAACGGCAACAACATTCAAATGGATGATGCTACTGGTATTCAAGATGATTCAGGTAATGAACAAATAACTTTTTCAAAAGCTGCATCAGCAGTTAATGAATTCACAGTTGGTAATGCAGCGACTGGAGCAGCTCCAGAAATTTCTGCAACAGGTGGTGACACAAACATTGATTTTAATTTAACTCCAAAAGGAATTGGAAGAGTTACTTTTAACGGTGGTGGTAAAATACAACAATTAGCTGAAAAAGTTACTAACTCAGCTACTGCAGCTACAGGTACAGTTAACTATGATGTGCTTACTCAAGCTGTATTAAATTATACTACCGATGCTTCAGGAAACTGGACATTAAATATTAGAGGTGATGGTTCTAACAGTTTAAATTCAATTATGGACACTGGTGAATCAATTACAGTTGCTCACATTGTAAAACAAGGCGGAACACCATATTATAATTCAGCAGTACAAGTTGATGGAAGCTCAGTTACACCAGAATGGCAAGGTGGGTCAGCTCCTAGTTCAGGAAATGCTAGCTCACTTGATACATACACATATACTGTTATAAAAACAGCTGATGCTACATTTACTGTATTAGCAGCACAAACGCAATTTGCGTAATAACAGGAGGATAGAAAGATGCCTATTATAGGTTCATTTGGAGCAGGAGCAGGATCAGGTTTTGGTCAAAGACAAGCATCAGGACCACAATATGTCGAAGCAACAGGCGGAACAGAATTTACTGTAGGTGATTATAAAATTCACGTTTTTACAGGAGATGATACACTTTGCGTAACGTCACAAGGTAAAGACTCAGGTAATAACAAAGTTGATTATATGGTAGTCGCTGGCGGTGGTGGCGGAGGCACATCAGTAGGAGGCGGAGGCGGAGCAGGAGGTTTTAGAGAATCTCAAGACCCTGCAGCAGCGCCACTTTGGACAGCATCTCCATTAGTATCTTCAACATCTTTAACCTGTATTGGTATAGGAGCCCTTCCAGTTACAGTTGGAGGAGGAGGTGCTTTAGCATCACCTTGTAATCCTTTAGCATGTAGAGGAGGAGATTCAATTTTTTCAACAATCACATCCACAGGTGGTGGAGGCGGTGGACCAGGAGGTGGTCAACCAAATCAACCTGGAGGTTCAGGTGGCGGTGCATCTAGATTAGCATCACCAGCAGGAACAGGAAACACACCTCCAGTTAGTCCCCCACAAGGTCAACCTGGAGCAACAGGCCCCAACTTAAATGGTGGTGGTGGCGGTGGAGCTTCTGCAGCAGGATCAAGTTCACCTGCTGGCAATGGAGTTGCAACAGCAATTGGACCATCTGCATATGGAGAATGTTCATCTTGCCAAACTTATTTTTCAGGCGGTGGCGGAGGAGGCTCTGACCAAGCACCTGGTTTTGGTGGACAAGGTGGTACGGGTGGTCTAGGCGGAGGAGGCCGAGGAGGATGTAGACAAGGTCCTTTCCCTCCTGCAGGTGAAGCAGGGGATCCAAACACTGGCGGTGGCGGTGGAGCAAGAGGACTATGTCCTAGTGGTCCAGGTAACAATGGTGGTAGCGGAATTGTAATAATAAGGTATAAATTTCAAAATTAATTATGGCACACTTTGCAAAAATAAATGAACAGAATAAAGTTTTAACAGTTAATAAAGTTAACGACTCTGATGCACCGACTGAAGCTGCGGGACAAGCTTTTTTAGAAAGAGTTCATAATTGGCCAGCTCATCTTTGGATTCAAACTTCTTATAACACACTTGAAAATACACATAGATTAGGTGGTACTCCTTTTAGAGGAAACTATGCTTCTTTAAGATCAACTTGGGATCCTGAAAATCAAATTTTTTGGAGAGCACAACCTTATCCAAGTTGGACTAAAGACATACCTAATGCTAAATGGCAATCTCCACTTGGACCAAGACCTTCATTAACTGAAGAACAAGAATCACAAAACCAAGCTAATACTCATGGATGGGTATATGAATGGGACGAAGATGCTTATCAAGCAGATAACTCAACTGGTTGGGTATTGACTAATACTAGAGCGTAATATATATACCTTTTAAAAAGGTATGGAAAAGAAAGTATTATCAGAACAAGCAATAATTTATGGCGATGTTGCAATGCCTAAAGGTTGGGACATTGATAGATTTGATTTAGCTAAATCTACTTTTGAATCTCTAAACCTAAATGAAAAATTTAAATTTTCTAAAACATGGGATTCTTTAAATAAATATATTATAGAACACGTACATCTTGATTATTACATAAAATTAGTAAATAAAAACACATGGGGAAATATTTATATACCCAATGAAAAAACTGAACCTCTATTAAATATTGATCCTGTAGATTTAAGAAATTCACCTGACTATACATGTTTATATGGTGTTAACACTTCAGATTGCATGGTTAGAATTTATTATGATGATAATAGAAGAAAAGGAAGAAGTTGGGACATAGAACTTAAAACTAATATGTTTATATTGTTCCCATCTACAAACATGTATTATATTAATAATACTCAGAAAGGATCATTGAACTTTGTTCAAACTATAACTTATGAATTTATCTAATTATTATTGGTATTTTAAATCTGCAATACCTCCAAAAATTTGTGATGATATTATAAATTATGGTCTTTCAAAAACAGAAGTAATGGCTAAAACAGGTAAATATGGTGACGGAGAAATGACAAAAGATGATATTAGAGATTTGAAAAGTAAAAGAAATTCAGACATAGTATGGTTATCCGAACCATGGATATATAAAGAATTACATCCATTTATAATAGCTGCAAATAGAAATGCAGGTTGGAATTTTGAATGGGATAGAAGTGAAGCATGTCAATTTACAAAATATAAACTTAATCAATATTATGATTGGCATTGCGATTCATGGAATAAACCTTATGAAAAAAAAGGACCAGAAAATGGTAAAATTCGAAAGCTATCAATGACTTGTCAACTTACTGATGGTTCAGAATATGAAGGTGGGGAACTAGAATTTGATTTTAGAGATTATGAGCCTCATCAAAGGGAAGAAACCAAACATTTAAGGCAGGCAAAAGAAATACTTCCAAAAGGATCTATTATTGTGTTTCCTTCATTTGTATGGCATAGAGTTAAACCAGTAACGAAAGGAGTGAGGTATTCTTTGGTCATGTGGAACCTTGGATATCCGTATAGATAAAATGCAAGTACATGAATATTTTAAAACACCGATATGGGTTGATTATAAACCTGAATTTTTAAAGTCTGCTAATAAAGCTTCTAATAAATATATTAATGAATCTAGAAAAAGAGAAAAGGAATATATTAAAAAATATGGTGACTTTGGTAGAAGCTATCATTCTACTCCTCTTACATTAGATAATAATTTTTTAGATTTAAGAAATTATATAGGACAAAAATCCTGGGAGTTTTTAGATTGGCAAGGTTTTGATATGTCTTTATACCAAACTTTTTTTTCTGAGATGTGGGTGCAAGAGTTTTCAAAAAAAGGTGGTGGACATCATTCAGCTCATGTGCATTGGAATCAACATGTGTCTGGTTTTTATTTTTTAAAATGTTCTGATAAAACATCTTATCCAATTTTTCATGAACCAAGAGCTGGAGCCCGTGCTACAAAACTACAGACAAAACCTGGTGAAACTATTTATCATGGAACTGAATTAGTGCATTACAAATGTAAACCAGGAACACTTATATTATTTCCAGGGTATTTAGAACATGAATTTGTAGTTGACCACGGTAAAGAACCTTTTCGATTTATACATACAAACATTCAAGCTATACCTAAAGGCATGGCAAAAGATGTTTAAACATTCTTTTAATTACACGATAATTGAAGATTATGTTGAAGTAGATACTAATACAAAAAATCAAATTAAAAAAATAAAATTAAATAAAGATAAAATAAGACCGGAAATGAATTTCACATCATTTCATGAAAACAATAAAGATTTAAATAAATTAATAAATAGTAAACTAGATAAAATATTTAAAAATTTAAATTTAACTTTACAGCATTGTTGGGTTCAACAGTATATAAAAAACAGTTATCATAGTATTCATACACATGATCCAAGAGGTAAATCTTTTGTATGGTTTATAGAAGGTAGTAAAAATTCATCTCCCATATGTTTTTATGATGTGGGTTATCCTGCGGTAGATGTAAATAAGAATATTGTTTTTGATTTTAGTCCAGGTAAATTAATAATATTTCCAGGATTTATCCCTCACGAAGTTAGACCAAATAAAAGTAATAATAGATTAGTAGTAAGTGGAAATGTTATTTAAAAAATTGCAGATTGAAAAAAAAACAATAGATCAAATAAAATCTATTTTAAGTAAACATAAATTTAAAGATGTTAGTTATAATAAATGCACTAAAAATGGTTTTCAAACTGACAATATACTTGATTTATTTAGCAAAAATATCTTAAAGAAAATACTTCCAATAGATAATTTTTATGAAAAAATATTTTGGATACATTATATTAAATATAATAAAAACGGATATCAAACAGAACATAATCACAGTGAAACAGAAAAATATTCTTTTATTTTATACTTAAATAATTCCGATGGTGATACTATTTTTAAAGAACCTATAAATAAAAGAGTAATTCCAGAATTAGGAAAGTTGATTTTTTTTAATTCTAGTGTATTACATAGAGCAGAAATGTCTAATAAAGGAAAAGAAATATTAGTAGGAGCGGTAGATAAAAATGTCAATTAAAATAAAAGATAATTTTTTACCTAAAAAATTTAACGAAGAAATATTTAATATTTTAACAGGTGATGCATTCCCATGGTATTATAATGCATATGTGACTAGAGGTTATGAAAAAGATCAAAACATGTATTTTACACATGTGGTATATCATGATGGTAAAATTAATAGTACTATTTATGAAAAACTAGTGACACCATTTATTAAAAAATTAAAAATTAAAAAATTAATTAGAGTTAAATTAAATTTATATACTCCTAATAAAAAAATAATAACACACAAGTGGCACGCAGATTTTCCATTTAAACATAAAACAGCATTATACTATTTGAACACTAATAATGGATACACATCTTTTAAAGATCCAAATAAAAAAGTTTCCTCTGTTGCAAATAGATGTGCAATATTTGATGGGCACCATGTACATAAGAGTTCAAATTGTACAGATCAAAAATGTAGAATAACTTTAAATGTAAACTATGAATAAATTTAAAAAAAATAAATATACAATTATTAAAAAAGCTATTGATAAAGATTTAGCTGAGTTTGTTGCAAATTATTTTAGAATGAAAAAACAAGTTTTAGATACTTGTCGTCAGTCACGATATATTTCTCCATACGAAACTTTACTTGGTTTCTATGAAGCTAAAGATGGACAGATCCCACATACCTATTCTTGTTATTCTGATATTGCAATGGAAACTTTATTATTAAAGTGTCAGCCCGTTATGGAAAAAGAAACAGGTTTAAAACTATATCCTTCTTATTCTTATGCAAGAATTTATAAAAAAGGAGATGAATTAAAAAGACATAAGGATAGATTTAGTTGTGAAATATCTACTACAATGAATTTAGGTGGTGATGACTGGCCTATATATTTAAGTCCTAATGAAAACGTTGGATTACCTAATGGAAAAAATATTACTGTAGCCAGTAATGTTAAAGGTATTAAAGTTAATTTAAAGCCAGGAGATATGTTAGTTTATAGAGGGTGTGAATTAGAACACTGGAGAGAAAAATTTAAAGGCACGGAATGTATACAAGTATTTTTACATTACAATAATCAAAAAACACCAGGTGCAAAAGAAAACATATTTGATAAACGAAAACATTTAGGTTTACCTGATTGGTTTAAAAATATTTAGTTTGTGAAAATACACAAAATAAAAATTACCGATACTATGAGTATATTTGAAGACAATTTACTTAAGTTGTCAAAATTTAAAAATTTAAATGAAAGATTAAAAAAAGACACATTAAAAGCTGGAGATGTTCAAAACCATTTAACAAATGTTAAAGCTTCAATGACAGATTGGCAAATGGTAAAAAACTGTAAATCTTATCAGAAGCTGTTAAAAATTGTAATATCAAAACTACCTTTTTATACTGATATAAGAATAATTAATTCACAATATGTAGATTTTTCATGTGATAATATGTGGGGAGCTGTTTATGATAAAGGACATTTCACACAAAGTCACAATCATCCATCTGTTTTTTCATTTACTTATTATGCAAAAGCAGAGAAAAAATGTGCTCCATTAATATTTACAAAACCTGGATATAAAAAACTGCAGCCAAAAACAGGCGACTTATATATTTGGAAAAGCAGTTACTTTCATGAGGTACCATCTCATACAAGTAATACTCAAAGAATCGTAATTGCTGGCAATTTAAGTTATTATTTTGGAAAACCTGTAAAAATTTTATGATAGACTTTAATCTACCTATTTTAGTAAATAATTTTAAACAACATAAAAAATTAAAAAATAAGTTATTAAATATTATTAATAAACAAAAAGCAGATACATTAGAACAAAAAGATTCTTACTATACTGATAGTATATCTAGATTAGATTGGAATAATAAATCTAATTCAGATAGAGAATGGGTACAGTTTCTTGCACCACATTTAGTAAAACACTTTGAAAAAGAAGTTAAACAACTAGGTTTAAAAGAAATACAATTACTTGATATATGGTTTCAACAATATTTTAAAGGAGATACTCACGGTTGGCATGTTCATGGACATAATTTCACTGGTGTTTATTATTTAGAACTAAATGATAATTCTCCTAGAACTCAAATTATAGAACCTTTATCTTTAAGACTAATTAATATAGATGCAAAAGAAGGAGATGTTATAATCTTTCCTAGTATTTATATACATAGAGCTCCTATAATAAAATCGGATGAAAGAAAAACAATTATTTCATTTAACTTTAACTGTGCATTTGTAGATGATAAATTTTTACAAAAAATTAAAAGAAATTAAAAAAGCTACAACCACACAAAAGAAAAAAGAGTTGTGGGATGTAGAAGGTATACTCCATAATCAACCATTTAAATTTGATTTAAGACCTATTAAAGATAATGGTAAAGTAGGAAGTTTTAAAACTAAGGCAGATAAAATGGTATTTGATATGAAAGATGAATGGATTATTGTTGATATAGAAGAATTACATCAATATTTGAAAGAAAATAAACTAAAAGAAGTTGATTTACAAAGTTTGATATCCAAGTTAGATTGGAATATAATACTACCAAAATAATAAAAAGCATATATAATGAGGTGCTATGCTTCAAAAACTACAGTTTAAACCAGGTTTTAATAAACAAATAACACAATCAGGGGCTGAGTCTCAGTGGACTGATGGTGATTTTGTTA